CCAGGCAGTCATAGAAAATACTATAAACCTGAAAGGGCAAATATAGATGAGGTAGAGGAATTCAATACAGCACTTACACAGTTAGCAGAGTTAGTTCCACCACATGAACCAAATAGGGATGATATTAAGCAACGGATTTTATCCCACCTGATTAAATGATGTACGAAAGAAATTAAATTTCTCCAAAGAAAGACGCGAAATTCTCGCGTCTTCCTTTCTCCTTCAATATGTATAACCGTAAATAAGTTATTAATAAAAGTTATGCCATGAAAAAGAAACCAATAAAACACAAAAAATGGCAATATACAATTTGGATAAGTTAAACAGACCCGTTATATTCGAGGGATTAGAACACGGTAAAAATTGTTATCCTTCAGACATGGACTTTATCCTAAACATTAGAAACGAAATCAACATAATTGTTGACTTTAAAGAAAACTTCAAAAAACCAATATTTGGACAAACAATAACGTACGTAAACATTGCTGCTGTATTAGCAGATGCTGGAATACCAAGTTATATTATATGGGCATCACACCCAGACAATGTAAAACAAATAAATGCTAAAGACTGTATTGTATACCAAATATGGTATAATGGTAAGTGGGTAAACAGAGAAAAGATATGTGAGGTTTATGGTTGTGATTTAACGTATGGTGAATTACAGAAAATTCTCCTCCAAAAACACAATGTAGAAGAGTATGATTATAACAAACATAGATTTGATAAACAAAAATACATGCCATGAAAGAACAAATAGATACACCTTGGATGCCTGAGGAAATTAAGTTCCTCTATGAGTTTAAAAAAGATATAACAACAAAAACATGGAACCCCAACACCGCTGGTGATTTTTTAGAGGCCGAACGTATATTAACTTATAGTAAAGCATTAAAACCACTAGCATGTAACTGTCACGCCAAACAACGTAAGAACAGAATTATAGACATGTTTAAAAAAGCAAGCAAAACAATAGATGAACTTTACCAAAAATACTGCAGTGAAGAAAAGTAAAGCACGTAAGAAAAAAAACCAACCCAGCTACATCAACAAATACGACTATGTTAAAACATCGAATGATGATATGTGGTTAGTAATTGAGAATAACGTTGATATAATGAATGTTGTACCATTCTACAGGGATGGTGGTGAGGACCAGCTATTTGTTAATATAAACGAAGGAGAACAAATATTTTATTGTGGTGCCCCATATGACAATTATGCTGTAACTGATGAAGGTAGAGTATGGTCATTTAAAACAAAAAAATTCATCAAAACATTCTATAGACCAAATAGTGTGATTGTTTATATGAATTCCACATCTAACGTTAAAATTAAACATTTATTTAAATTAGCTGGATGGAGATACTGTCACGCCACAATTTGTGAAAACCTCCTTAAATTAAACTTATTAGTAAACGATTATAACAATTAATATTATGTCAAGACAAAAAGCACCTAAACCAACAAAAGTAGAATACGAGAAACGCATTGATGAATGTGTTGAAATGATTATGAGTGAAGGATGGGGATGGTCAAGATTCACCAATTATTATGTAGAGACTTATGGCACTAATCGTAAGGTAGCAAATGAGGCCTGGAAACATGCATGGGCTAAGATTGATGAAATTACTGAAAAGAAAATGCTAATTAGTATTGAGGCATTAGTTACCAAACTTGAAGAAATAGTTGAGAATGGTACTAATTCTGAGAGACTAAAAGCAATCGAACAGTTAAGAAAAATTGGTGGTGTGGATGCTGCTGAGAAACATGATATCAAACATACAGGAAACATTACGTTTGATTTCGGTGGAGGTAGAATTCCAGTTAACCCTGCAAACCCAGACTTACTATAATGCATATAACAGGATTTACACCCCATGTTGGCCAAACTAAAGTAATTGATGGATTTATCAAATCAAATATCAAGTTTGGAACGTTGGTAACCTCGAGACAGTGGGGAAAATCCTTGTTAGGTATCAATTCTTTATTTTACTGGTTATTAAACAACCCACAATCTAAAGGTGCCTGGATATCCCCAATATACAAACAGTGTAGGAAAGTGTTTGATGAAATAGTTCAAGTAGCTAACCCAATAATTGCCTCAAAAAACAAATCTGAATTAACAATTGAATTTGTAAATGGTTCCACATTACAGTTCCTATCGGCCGATAGGGGTGATTCAATTAGAGGTTTCTCCTTTCACTACATGGTTATTGATGAGGCTGCTTTCATCAAACAGGATGTGTTTGAACAAGCCATCCTTCCTACACTGTCTGCCTTGGGGAGAAAATGTTTAATCATTTCTACACCTAAAGGAAAAAACTGGTTCTACAATTATTATCTTAAAGGCACCACGAGTGGTGATTATTTTTCTCACCGCGGTTATACCCAAGATAATCCGTTTATAGACAAGGAATTCATTGATGAATGTCGTAAATCTATGCCATCACACATATTCAAACAAGAGTTTGAGGCTGAATTTACAGACAGTGGTAATGATGTATTTACTAACTTAGATAAAATTTGTATAATAGATGAATGGATACAACCAACTAGAGGTAATGAATACTATGCGGGAATTGATACAGGTATTTCAAATGACTATTCAGTCTGCACTATCATGGATGCTGTGGGAAGAGTGGTTAGAATTCACAGAATTAATGGGGGAACACTTGAGTCAACAGCTGGAATATTTAGCGAGTTACTTAAACGATATAGAGTTCGAACTGCATACATCGAAACTAATGGACCTGGTGTTGGTATGTTTGAATTAATTAAAAAACAAGTATCATCAGCAACTCAATGGGTTACAACAAACGAAAATAAAGCTTTAGGTATTCAACAATTAATTCGTGGATGTGAGGAAATGACTTTAGAATTACCTTCAAGACAATTATTACCTGAATGTTTTGAGGAATTCCAGGCATACACTTACAAACAATTACCTACAGGTAGATTACAATTTAACGCCCCAAATGGAATGCATGATGATATTGTTATGTCTGTTATGTTTGCAAATGAGGCTAGAAGGACAGGACATTTAAAACGAAACAAACTATATATTGGTAAAAAATTCTAACAATGGAACATTTAATTAAACAACACAATATTACTTGGGATGAATGGATTATAGCAGTTGAAAAACAACCTATAGACAATACCATTAAATTTAAAGACCTAATTAATAATACAATTATAACAGCTAAACAATGAATCAAATAAGTGTAAAACTACCTGATTATCTAACAATCGAACATTATAAAGGATTGAAGGATATCAAAGACTACTCATCAATTGATGGGTTTGTTAATTTACTTAGTTTAATTACTGAGTATACCCCAGACGAAATTAAAACATGGGATGCTAGTGATGCTACAAATTTATTTAAAATTATTACTGACAAATTTGAGGAGGCCAAACCACAATTTTTTGCTGTAATTGATTTTGAAAATGAAGTGTATGGTTTTAATCCACCAAGTAAAATGAGTTTAGGTGAATGGATTGATTTAGAGGAATTATTCAAAGACCCAACTAACAACATGGTTGAGATATGTTCTATACTATACAGACCCATTACTAAAAAACATTATAAAAACCCTATATGGAGAGGTAAATATAACTGGAAAACATTGGTTTTAAAACAATCAACCAACCCGTTCAGTATCTACGATGTAGAAAAATATGACAATGAGAAAGTCAAAGACAGACACGATAAATTTAAAAACTTCCCAATTCAAGTAGCACAGGGTGCGTTGGGTTTTTTTTTAGCCTTCGGAATGAATTATTACAAAAATACCCTAACCTCTTTGACACCAGAGGAGGTAGCAGTAATGGAGGAGACGACGAAGGCAGCAATGACATCAGTATTTCAAAACACTACGGATATTTCCTCACTTTATACAACCTTGCACAAACTCCAATCCTCTCAATTACAGGCGATAAAGCAATAATTGATTTAAACTTAGTGTTCACTCTCAACTATATGTCATTGAAAAATGAGTTGGAATGGGAAGAACACCAAAGACTCCAACAAAATAAACGACATAGAATATTATGATATCTTACACTCAATTAGTAAATAATTTAAAAACAGCCGCTTCATCCTTAGTGGCTGTTAATACTGTGGGGTTTGGTTCTATAGATAAATTAGATGCTGATGCACAAAATGCTGCTTATCCCTATGTTTTCTATAGGCCATTAACATCCCCAGGCATTGCCTTTGGAAATCAAATGGTTGGACCTAGAGTATTAACATTCGAAATGTATGTTATGAGTATGCCTTACCAAACAGATAGTGATTTTCTGGATGTAATGAGTAATATGGAACAAATTGGATATAACATATTATCTGATTTTTTCGACGGGAATTATGAAAACATTATGAACGTGCAAGTATCAACGCTTACTCCAATTAATGAGGCATTTCAAGACAGGGTAGCTGGATGGGTATTTACATTCAATGTAATTACTGATGCTAGAGGTATAACAAGCTGTAATAGAGTATAATGATTGGAGAAGATGGAATATTAGGTGGTTTAATTGATTCTGAGGCAAGGATTGTAGAAACATTCCAACGAATATTAAACCAAAAAGGAATTACCAATACAGGTGATTTAGCTGATTCATTCACAGCAGCATCTACTGAGGAGGGAATGACAATCAGTTTTAACATGTATGGTGAGGTAGTTGATGGAGGTAGACGTGCAGGTTCATTCCCACCAATTAAACCAATTAAAGAATGGATTAAGCAAAGAGGACTCACTCCTAAACAAGGACAAACCACAGAACAGCTAGCATTTGCTGTTGCAACCAATATTAAGAAAAACGGAATTAGACCTCGTCCGTTTATTCAACCAACATTGGATGATGTTGCACAACAAATTATAGCACCAGAAATTGAAATTAACATGGCACTTGACATTGAAAAAGATGTTCAACAAATATTTAACGATTGGCCTAAAAACATTGATATAAACATTTAAAAATGGGACTAACAATAAATCAATATCCTACATCCTCAGTAAATGCATCTAACAGTGATGTACTGTATGTTGTAACATCTATATCTTCATCTGAACCTAATTATCAATATGTGTGTGATATTAAGGATAATGATGATAACTTAGTTGTTCGACTTAAACAACGTCCAAACCCATCAACTATTGGTGTGTTTAACCTTAATAACATTTTACATAAACTTGTAAACCCAGATGTTGGTGATATGTTATTTGACAATACAGATTGGTTTCGTCAAGCAGATAATAACATGCAACGATTTAAAATATTGTTTGGGGAAGAGTGGTCAACTACTTTCTTTGATTTCCCCCAAATATATGATGGGGAAGGAAATGAAGGTGCACCTGTAGTTTCATCTAGTATAGATGATTGGACTTACTTTACAGATGTTAATGTAGATAGAAATGTTAGTTTACAATCAGACTGGGATGTAACTCCTTATTATAGTGGTTCTGCTAATGAAAGTGAAGTATTTAGAGGGTTATCTAGAATTCCACGTACTAACATCAATATTAGAGAGAATGATTACCACCTCCTATCATTTATGAATGGACCTATTGATGAGAATTCTACAACTTATAATGACATTTATGAGGTAGAGTATGAGTATTTTGATGATGTGAATGCTACAGGAACTTCATTAGGAACTGATTCCAAAACCAACACAACCGCTACACAAGGTTTTGCAATTGCCCCTCGTTTAACTCCTGGAAACCTATATAGCAATTCTGTTTTCTTTCAATCACTTAAATATTTAAATAGAGTAACACACCTTAAAGTTGGTACTCAAGGATTAACACTTCCTGTAGGTACTTTATCATATAAAGTTAACATTAAATCTCAAGTTGGAGATTTTTATGATACTTTAATATTTAATATTTCTCAGAATGAAAATTGCCCTTACCCATTTTATAGACTAATGTGGGTAAATGAGTTTGGTGATTGGGATTTCTATAACTTTGAAGGAAGAAATCAATACACCAATCAAAGAAATGACACAACATATCAACGTGGGTTTGTTAATTACTCTATCACTAGTGAAACAGGTACAACATACGATAGGAGTGTTAGAGGTAAAACAACATTATATTCAGAACAATCTCAACGTATAACTGTATCTACACCATTTTTAACGAGTGAATGGGCTAATTACCTAGAAGGATTATTAGTGTCGCCAAATGTATATTTGGTTGAAGACGATGGAATTATTCCAATTAACTTAATTACAGCAAATTATCGTAAGTTTGTTGACCCACGTTCTGAAAAACAAAAGTCATACACGATAGAATTTGAATACGCAAACAATAAAAGACCTTACTAATGGCTGAAGTAATAATTAGAGTATTTAATGCAATTAACCCTGAAGGTGGAGAGGGTGTTGGTTATACTGATTTAGATGTTGATTTAACTAATCCTAACATTAAATTAGATATATCAGCACTTGAAAGCGAAACCATTGGAGAGGTATTTGCTTTAGGTTCTCAGGCATTCACATTACCAGGAACACCAACCAACAATGAATTCTTCTCATACTCAGATGAGGTTAGTTCATCTACTGCTTATCTAGCATTTAAGAAAGTATTTAGGGCACAAATATTACTTGATGGAAACAGAATATCTGATGGATTTCTTTATTTTGACTCAACCATAACAAACAATAGAGGTGAACAGATGTATAACTGTACTTTCAGTGATTCTGTACCATCTTTAACTGATATATTTGGTGAATTAAAATTAAGTGATTTAGACTGGAGTGATTATGACCATCCATATAATTTAACAAACGTTACAGCCTCTTGGGATGGTGATTTGTTTGGTGGTGATATTATTTACCCTACAATCAATTATGGGTTTAATCCTGAGTATTCACCAACATATGATTTTAACTACAGTGGAGTTAATAGTATATTTGATGATGAGAATGCTTCCCTACCTTATTTACAGTTTAAACCTGCTGTAAGAATACCTACTATAGTAGATAAAATTTTTTCATCAGTAGATTTTAATTATACTTCATCGTTTTTTACAGATGAGGTATTCAATGTATCAGGAATTACTTGTGATGACTTATATCTGTTAACTACTCCTAATGATAAATTAGGTGTAAGTGATGTTACACCTCAGTTTGTTGAGTTATCAATGTCTGGTTCTCAATCATTTCCTTCCACTGACCAAACATTTAACTGGTTTACTCTTGAAGATTATTATGGTAGTGATTTAGAATTAAATGAAGGTTTAGTAGATACTGAAGTTAATGACCCATTAGATTTATATGACCCAGTAACAGGTATAATTACAGCACCATTTAACGGGGAATATCAACTGCAAATTACATTTAATAATGATTGGTCTTCAGGAACACCTCCAGGATTTACATCCCAAATTAGAGAAGGTGTTTTAGCAATTATTGTTAATGACCAATTTATTATACCATATACTGAAACATATCAGGATTTCATATTTTCCCCAACAACAACAAATTTTAACTTAAACCGTACCCTAAATTTAAATGCAGGTGATGAGATTAAAATTAGAATTAGAACCAACCAACGTACATTCAATAATGGTAACGTTGCTACTGATTGGAATGTTAGTGGATTTAATTTAAAATTAATTAATAACACATATGTTCCAGACATCACATTTATGGGTGACCAGTTTGGAGATATTAAAGTAGTTGATTTTCTTAAGGGTTTACAAGAACAATTTAATTTATTATTCTTTACTGACAAAGATTCATCTAACCTAATCCAAATTGAAACATACAATAGTTGGATTAATCAAGGTAATCTAATTGATTGGACTGATAAGGTTGATTACTCCCAAAAATGGAAAATAACCCACCCTTCAGCCGATAATGAGAAGGTATTAAACTTTACAAACAAGGAAGATGAAAATGACTTCCCACTAACAGCACAAAGAAATTTCTATGGACAAGAATTTGGTTCATTTAAATACTTTAGTGATAGTGATTATACTGAAGGTGAGAAAGTAATTGGAGACAAAGTATTTGCCCCTACCGTTGTTGAACCAATTAAGAATTCTCCAGTACAGGGTCAACCAATGGCTATACCTCACATTTATAAAGTAGATGAAGAGGATGGGAATGTACCATTTGAATTTTTGCCTAGATTACTGTTTAACTTAGGTAAAAAAGAGGTAATAGATGAATTCAATAACCCTGTTGAATATAAGTTAAGTGATGAAAACGGTCAAATAGTTACAACTACTTACTACCTACAAACATCACCTACAACTACTTTAGTTAATGCTTTACCTAAATTTGATTTAAACTTTGGTAACCAATTATTTACATGGCCTATTGACCCAGTATTTGCTTACGGACATTTTACTGACAATACATCTGTAAATATATTTTGGGCCAACTATATAAACCAAATATATAGACCTGAGGCTAGAAAAATTGAATTAAATATTGCTTTTAAACCAACTGACCTATTTGATTTTAATCTTAATGATACTATTTTTATAGCAGGTCAGGAATATCTAATTGATAACATTAGTGGATTTGATGCTATTAAACCTCAATCAACTCAGGTAACATTAATTAAAAAATTAGCACCTACATCATATAATTTAGTTTACAGTTTAGGTGGTAATATTTCTGGTGATTATCCTGATGTTATTTCTGGAGGTGATTTTAATGGTGTTGAATATTATTTTTCAGCATCAGGTGATAATGTAACACCTAAAGCACTTGCAACTGGAGTTAATTTATCATCATCATTGATTCCTAGAAATGTTGTTGAGTCAAATGGGTATGAGTTTAACTTAAGTGGTTCTATTTTAAGAAACATTAATAGAATTAAGGGTACATCCATGGATAAAACCCCTATTAATTATAGAGTAGGAAACCAATCATACGATTATAATACTTCAGGAGATAACTTAGTAACAGGTACATACAATGTGGTTGGTTCTAATTCAACTGGTGTTCAAGTTACTGGTAAAAATAATGTTGTTGGAACATCTACAAAAAATCTTACTGTTGTAGGACAAGACAATGTTGTAGGTGAACAAACTATCAAATCAATAGTTGTTGCCTCAGGTAGTAACATTGGTTCGTTTAATGAAAACATTTACAACCTAGGTCTAGATTATCTTGAAATTAGTGGTTCACAAACAAAGGATGTTCTTGTGTTTGGTTCTGATACACTTCCTGGTGTAACTAAACCACAAATATTCAACTTACAGAATGTTTCGAGTGTTGGTATAATGAATAACAAAAGAATTACGCTTACAAGTAAGAGTGGTTCTCAACAATTATACCTGTTAAATAATGAAGATATTAACGTAGAAAACGTTGATAGAACCGTTTTAATTAACAATAAGGCAGTTGATGCCGAGGGTGGTGGAAATACAAGTACTCATCAAACACTCATTAATAACCGCGGATTTAAATTACCACAAACCAAATATGGTAATGTTTTTATTAACAACCAAAAATCAGGTTCTGTAAGCGAAACAGATGTGTTTGAAATGAGTGGTTCAAACTACTCAACATTCATAGGTCATACTCCTGATATTAACCCAGATAAATTTGATAATGATTATACTGTTGATTCCTATAATAATTCTACTGTATTAGGTAAAACACAAATATTAGGTTCTGAGTATGCTGGGTTTAACAAAATTAGTTTAGACCAAGGTTCTAACTACCAAATTGGTGAGTATGAAAATGTTATACTAGCTTCCCACAACAAAGATGCTAGTGGGGCAATTACATTAACACTCCCAGATATCTCATCAAATGAAATGGATGGTAGAAAAATTCAAATTAAAGTTGATAACTCTGTTAACGCTACATTTACATGCAATGTAGATGGGTTTGGTTCTCAAACTATTGATGGTAATCTTTTACTTACATTAGATACATCCTATCAATGGATTGAAGTAATAGCAATTTCTGGTAAATGGTATATTTTAGGATGTTGTACTTACACAGTACCTGTCAAAAAGAAGTAGTGCTATTTTAACCATATTCTTCATCAGATAATAATACAATATGTCAGCACAAGCAAATATAAATGTAAATGTTAATACTGGAAATTCAATTAATGAGTTAAACCAGTTAGATGCATCATTAGAACAACAAGAACGAAAATTAGCTGCCTTTCAAGGTGGTATTGATGTTCTAGGGGGTTCTGTTGAGTCTTTAGTAGGTGGTTTAGCCTTATTAGGGATTGAAAATGAATATATTGAAAACCTAGAACAAGGTGCTATTGGTGCAATTGCATTTGCTGATGGTATTAAACGATTTGGGGATGGTGTTGTTACTTTAACTAAAAATACTAAACTAGCAACGATTGCCCAACGTGCATTTAATCTTGTTGCTGCCTCTAACCCTTATGTATTGGCTGCTACTGCTATTATAGCAGCGGGAGTTGCATTGTTTTCGTTCTATGCAAATCAAAAATCTGTAAATGAGGAACTTGAACGTACAAGAGAGGAATTTAGAAAATTAACACAAGATACTCGAGATGCCGCTACCGCAGCTATTGCATCAATTGACAGTCAAGAACGACTTAAACAAATACAAACTGATGTTAACCAATTAACTTCAGAGGAAATAAGGCTTAAACAAGAAGCAGTTCAAGTTAGGCAAAGAGAGGCTGCTGCGGCTGTACAAGCAGCTAAAGATAAACTAGCTGCTGAGGTTGAAGCCAATAAAGTTACAGGTGTTGGATTTAGAAGTATTGGTTTTGTAGAAAAAGCACAACAACAATTAGAGGAGGCCCAAAAAGCATACAATGAGACTTTAAAAACAACCAATACTGAATTAACCATTTATAATCAGGAGTTAGAAAAAAGACAAAAATTAGATGGTACTGCAATTGAGACGGTTAAAGAATTAAATACAACCCTTGAAGACTTAGATGTATTAGATGAGGATGAAGGTGCAGATTTTCTTGATTTTGTTGATAGAGAAGTTGAAAAAATCACCACTGAGTATGATGCTAAGAAAGCAGCTACTGAGGCAGGTGAGGCTGAAAT